TTATCAGCACAATTCCGAAGGATGACCCGGACTATGTGAAGAAAGCCGCTAAGATACGGCTCGGTAAGTATGATGAGGTGTTCCCAGGCTCGCCGAAGAATCTGATCGAGCTGGCTGGTGCGGAAGCGGACCGACGCGGCTACGGGCAGAATGACCCCCGGCGATACGATTTCATCAAGCAACAGATGATTGAGATGACGGGGGCGCAGACCGGTGCCCGCGTGGACGTGACGCAGCGGACGAAGCAGCAGGAAGCACACGATAGGGCACTCGAGTGGAATCGGACGCATACGGACCCGAACGAGCAGGTACCGGTTCCCCCGGCACCGGACCAGGGTCCGGGCAGCGGCACGGGAGGCACTACAGAACCAGGCGGGGGTATGGGCGGACGCGGTCATTTCGGCCGCATGTCCCTGCCGGACGATCCAGTGCAGCCTGGACGGGTCAGTGCCTACGATCCTCGCTACACGGCAGCGGAACAGAAATGGAATGTGCCGATCGGGCTCGTCCGTTCGGTACATGAGCACGAATCCAGCTTCGATCCATCGGCTCAATCCGCTCACTCGTTCGGACTCGGGCAGTTCATACCGGAGACGGCGGCGCAGTACGGCGTCGATCGTGGCGATGCCGGGTCGAACATCGAAGGCACAGCACACATGCTGTCGGACCTGTACAAGAAGACTGGGAGCTGGGCCGACGCAGTCCGGGCATACAACGGAGGCGGCGACCCGAACTACCCCGTACAGGCGATCCTGCAGCGGGCAGCGCAGTATCGCTCTGTTCTCGCGGGCAAGGATCAGCAGCAGACCCCGGTGCTGCAGAAGGTAGACGAATCCGACCTACCAATCTACAAGGGTGCTAAAGGCTTCGTCTTCCATCACTCGGGCGGCACGTCGCTGAATCAGCTCGTTGCGACACTCAGGGATCGCGGGCTCGGGTCGCAGTATCTGATGGACCGTGACGGGACGATCTATGCCTATGGCGGAGCAGGCTCGTCACATATCCAGCCGAACGACAAATGGGGCGGCGATGCCCCCGGGCTCTCGAACAAGAACGCGATCGGCATGGAGGTGGTAGCGCGAGACGATGGCGATATCACACCGGCACAGATCGCGTCTGCGCGCCGGTTCATCGCGAACAACTATCCCGATGTGCCCGTCTACGGACACGGAGAGGTGAACCCGGGTCACAAGCAGGCGAATGAAGGCGCCACTATCACTGCCGCCATTCGCGGTGACCGTGCCGGGGGGCGCCAGCCACCGGTCCAAGTTGCGCGCCAGCCCGAAGGCATGGTGGGTCAGCCTCCGCCCGGACCGCAGTACGCGGAAGCCGAGACAGGCGTTGTGACCGACGCTGCTGGACGCCCGATCGCGACTGCGGTGCCGCAGGCTGCGCCTGGTGGTGGGACCGCGCTTCAGCCGACGAAGAAGGAAATCGACACGGGCGCCGGGAAGATCACCTACACCGATCCCGAGCTCGCGAAGCGCGACCCGGAGATTATGACCAAGGGTCGGATCATGTTCGGGACCAGCGATCTGACCAACGAGCAATTGCAGCAAGCCGAAGACGCGGTCCGCCAGGAGAAGATTACCGGGCGCCCCCTGACCTCGATCGACCTAGCAATCTACGCAACCGGGAACAAGCCCGGAACTGAACTGACCCGTGACCAAGCCGACGACGTCGTCCGCTATCTGCAGAAATACAAGAACGACCCGGGACTGAACGGGCAGCTCGCCCGTGCGAAGATTGCCGAAATCTGGCTGAAGCGGTTGACCGAACCCGTCCGCCAGATCGACCCGAAGACGGCAGACTACGTGATCGATCCTAGGACCGGACAGCCGAAGAACAAGGTCAACCCGGACGGGACGCCCATGCGCGCGATCGATGCACTCGCGACCGATCCCGTCGCAGCGTCGATTCCGATCTTCTCCGCTGGGTATGTCGAGTGGAAGCGGCGCACGGGAGACGAGGCGGCGAGCCTGCTCGAGCAAGCACAGGCGGGACTCACGAACCTTGCCAAAGCTCTCGGCGAGACGGGCCGCGTGCCGGTGCAGGAGCAACAGCGTCTGAAGGGTCTGATCCCGATTCCCGGGGAAGACACCGTCGCGTCGGCGGCAGTGAAGGTGAAGCAGGCGACGGAGCTCGTCCAGAACATTCAGAGGGAACTGATTTCACAGGGCGGGAACGAGAAGGGACCGCGAACACCCGAAGACCAACGGCAACAGAATATCCAGCGACACGGGGTCGATGTGCCCGAAGGCTGGGAAATCATGGAGCCTCAGTAAGATGGCTGATGAACCCTGGCGCTACGTCGATTTCCAGAACCCGAATGGCGAGCTGAAGACCCTGAAGGTGCCTGCAGGCACCAGCGACGATGAGGTGCGGAAGGTGCTCGAGCCGCAGGGTTCGAGCCTGGTTCAGACATCCACGACGCAGACGCCGACCAGCCAACCCGGGTTCCTGGCACCGCTCAATCGTGCCGTAGACGAGCGGATCATCACTCCGGTCAAGCAAGGGCTGTCCGATTTCTTCAACGTGCCCAATCTCAAGAAGGAATTCTTCGGGACGGATGAAGAGCGGAGAGCGGCGATCCAGCAGGACATCGATCGCCTATCGGTGAAGAACATTCCGAGCGAATTCCTTCGGCAAGGACTGGACGTTGCACAGGCTACGGCACCGGTCGTGGCGCCTGGCTGGACGCTCGCAGGCGTCGGTACGCAAGCCGGTCTCGAGGCGGCAGGCGCCAGTCCGCAGGCGGCACGGATCGGCGGTAACGTAGTCGAGATGGGCGGGCCACTCGCGAAGGCGGCATACGCAGGGACCGAAAAGGGGCTCGCCAAGTATAGCAAGTGGCTCAAGGGTGAAACCAAGGCGACATATGGTGCGGAGAGCGGCAAGGTCTCGAAGGTCTTCGATGATCTGGTGACAGATGCGAAGAATCAAGGGCTCGCACTCGATCCCAGCCATCCAGCCTATCAGGAGCTGGCGGATAACATCGATGACCTGAACAGGATGGTAGGACCGAATCTGTCCACGAAGAAGGCGCGCATCCTGAGTAATCTGCGGAACGATCTGCAGTCCGGCAAGCCGATCCCCTACGAAGACCTAGAAGATTATCATCGCTTCCTCCGGACTGGGATGCCCGATCCGAAGAAGCTCGCCTACACCGACCAATTCGCCGCGCAGCAATTAGAGGATACCGTCGGAGCCGTCCGGAAGGGTCAGCGTGCCGCACTCGAAGGCACCGGCATGGAACACCGGCTGGATGCCGCCATGCGCGACTGGGCGACTAAAGTCACGCCGACACGCGGCGAGATCATGCAGCCGATGGTTCGGGGCCGCGTGTCACCAGCGACACTCGCCGGACGGGCGGAGAATCTAGCGGAGGAAGGACAGGGCATTCCGGAGGTACTAGACCTGACCACGCAGAGAGGACGCGTGTCTGCGTGGCGGAAGCCGCAGTCCTTGGCTGGTCTCAGTGGGCGGCAGCTTATCGGCGCTCTCAGCGGGGCTACCTACGGTGGCGGTCCCGAGCTCATGTCCCGTGTCAAGGAAGGAACCGCGACGAAGGGCGACTACGCCAATACGCTCGCCATGGCGGTACTCGGCGGTCTCGGCGGACAGTACGCGGATACACTCATGACGGCGGCACGAACGCCGGGAGGGAGAGCAGCACTCGCACAGCTCGGGACGCTGATCGCGAGCCACGCCGGGATGAATCAGACGCCAGCCAACCCCGAAGCGATCGGACAGGCGTTCCTGAACCGGAACCCCTAGCTCTTCGTCACCGGATAGGCGCGACTCGAAGAGCGTTGTCCCTTCGTCCGGATCATGCCCATGTCGCAGAGCTGCCGGACGATCTTCTTGATGACCGGCGCCTCCAGATCGAGCAGTGCCGACAGGTAGGCAACACGGACCCCGGGGATCGTTCGAATCTCCTTCGCGACTACCTGTGCTATCTCGGCAGGCGTCGTTACCTTGGGAGGCGGCGGAGTGCCTTTGACGGAGTAGACACCGAAGTTACCGTGCCGCTCCACCATGCCGTTCCGGATCATCACGCGGATGATCGGGTTCAAGCGTTTCAGCATGTCGCCGGGGTTCTTCGTATGCTTGAGTCCAGCCGTGGAGATACTCTGCGCCGCTTCGTCTAATGCGAAACGACGCTTCGTCTTCGCCAAGAACGCTTCGAAGCCACGCATGAGCTTCGCGGTGTCGCTCCCAGCGGTCGTACCGATCCCGCGTCGGCGAGCGTCGGATGGCTCCGCAAGCGGCGCCGGGAGTGCCGGACGTCCGTTCATGGGAACGCCGGTAATGAGCTCGAAGCCTTCCGCGCAGACGTCCCAACGTCTGATGCGTGGCATGCCAGCCCATTTCATCCAGACGGTGGTCACTGCCGGATGCTCGCCGCCGTGCCGATCACAGACTAAAATCTTCTTGACGCTCATGCGACCTTCCTTCGCTTTCTACGCATTGGAACGACCATTGCGCGCTTCGGCGTGTTCAGTTCTTCCATCAGAAGCTGCAGCCCGTCGCGTCTCAAGATGTGCTTCTCGGGACGTCGCTTGCCGCCAAGGTCAAGCAGGTACCCATCCGGGTAGTCATAGCTTCTCGCCGCCACCTCTCCGTTGAACGCAGAGACGCCATCTCTGCGCTTCGTGCCGCAGTGGTCGCATGTGAGCGTCACCCTAAGCTGACGCCCGTGGTACTCCATGGTTGGCGGGAAATGCCACGCATGGTTCGCGATACCACGACAGAAGGCAAACTTGCTGTCAGTGAACCACATTGCTCCCTCCCACGAGGAACGGCTAGCGATCCGTTCCTAGATAGCGCTTAGACGAATCGAGAGGGTACGGTCAACTACTCTTCAGCGGCGCGAGCGCTGATCGAGACGTCTTCGTGGACCGTCACACCAGGCCAATTGAGCGTCGGACCCATGGCTCGAGCAAAGCTGTTTAGAACCGTCATGTCCACCTTCAGCACCTTCAGCGGGCAGCGTCCCTCATGGACACTCCGAACTAGTACAGCAAAATCAGTCACTTCCGCCCGGTAAATCTTCCGGATGGAGATACCTGTCGCTGTCGGCGGGGCTTCCTCCACCAGCGGTTGCGCCGGGAGCGGAGCCTCCGCGACGGCGGCAGCTAGGTCCGTGTCCCCTGCCGCTTCTAGCGCCTGCACTTGCTGGGCACGCTGGGCGCGTGCCTGCTCGATCATCTCGTCTAGGCGCCGCTCATGCTCCTGCTCTCGGCGGAACTGCTCTGCTCGGACGTACTCCGCCATCAGTCGCTTGATAAGCGTCTCCGCCTCGAGCAGGGGTTCCTCGAGCTGCTTCTTCTGCGCCAGCGCGGCGCGGTGCGCGGCGAGTGCCGCCTTGATGACCGGGGAGCACGATGCATCGATTTCCTTGAGCAGCGCTTTGACGCCAGTCAGGAGCTGCGCCGCCTCGCTGTAGCGCTCCGGGCTGTTGATCGTGAGCGCTCGCGCTCGAGCGGGCCACTCCGCCGCCTTCGTCGCGAGCTCCTGTATTGGGAGGCTCAAGCCGCCTGTGCTTTCTGTCGCCATCGGTATATCGCCAGTGCTGCGAGGAACGCGGCGTGGTCGCCGGGTTCCGTGTATTCGTAGAGTCGGAAAGTGCCGTCGGCACGGAGATGGAGTCCGAGCCTGTGAACGACGGGGAAGCCATTGACCGCGAGCAGATGGCGGTAGATGGCGAGCTGAATCCCGATCGAGGGATGAACGTCCCCGGTCTTGATATCGAGCACTGCCTCCGTGAGCTTCGGTCCAAAGTAGCCGACACGATCCGGAGTGCCCGCGATCCCGAGCGCCGGATCGCAGAGCGGGAGCTCCGTCCAGCTCGGGCTTGCCATGAAGCTATTCGTCTCGCGGAAGGCATCGTAGGCGCACAGGTAGCCCATGTACTCGGACTCGAGTGTGACAGGCTCGCCGTCGTCCCGCTGCACAGTCGCCGCGTGGACGAGCTTCCCACGCTTCAGTGCCTCCGCCATCGTCACCGGGTCCGCGTGGAAGAATTCCCACAGCCCCGTGATGGTCAGCAGCTTCGTCGCCCCGATGTAGACCTTCCCCTCCCAGCGGTACTCATGGGCTCCGGGATCAAACTCGGGGACGTAGATGGGCTTACCCTTGGCTCCCCGGCTCCGCACGGGATTCCTTGATCCACGCCAGGACGTGGTTGACGTACTCGAATGGTAGCTCATCTAGCTTGGTCACGCCGAAGCTCCGCCCGATGTAGTCGATCAAGGCACGCTGCGGAATGCCTGCCACCTCTGCCTGCCGTAAGAGGATTGTCCGCTGTGCATCGGTGACTAGCTTCGCCATCGATCCGGGCTTCTTCGTTTCAGGCTTCGGCGGGTCCGGAGTCGGTGTCGGATCGGGTTTTCCTCCCGTGTCCAAATCTTCGACGTCCTGCGTGAAGAGCCCCGAGCTCCGCGTGACGGAGAGCACGCCATCGGTGAGCGCGCGCTTCTTCGCCATCTTGAGCAAGGTGTTGACCAGCGTGCAGACCTCTTCGTTCTCCACGCGACCGACGAGCTGATCGAGGATGGTCGGATCGTCGTCGTTGAACTTGGCGCCGCAGCCGCCCTTCTTCCGGAAGCAGAGCCAACCTCCGCCGAATTCTTCCTTGCCTCGGATGATCGTCTCCCGATTGCAGACTGGGCATTTGCGATCCGCCATTCGGTAGCGGTAGCGGGTCTCATGGGAATTGCAGGAACCGAAACCGCAGCCGACCGTGCGGCCCGTCCGCTTCGAGACCAGATCGCAGCGCACCTCGTAGTGGAAGAACGGGCGGTCCCAATCCTCGATCCGGGCAACCACCGTTGGTTGCTGGACGAGCCCGTATATCTCGCACAGCTTCTCGGCTCCCGGCTTATACAGAGCGGGTTT